ATAGAATATCAATGTATAAAATCTATGGCAGAAACAGAAATATACTTAAATGAAAAATCAATAGTTAAACTTATACTAAAATGAAATTTGTAATGTTAATGTATATATGCAGTCATATTGCAGGCAACGAATGTAAAGTTATGCCAACCCCAATAGTAAATTTTGATACATATTCTGAATGTGCTATTCATGGTTACGAATACTCAACTATGCTATTAAAAGAATTTGATAAAGAGTTTGTTAATACATATAGAGCATATACTGTATTTGATTGTAGAGAAATGACAGATATATGAAATGGTTAGTATTATTATTACTTACAACTAGTGTATTTGCAGAAGAGATAACGACAAATAATTTAATTACTAATGGTAATTTTGAAACTGGCAATGCTAATAATTGGACTACGTCAGGTAATACATCTGTAGTATCTGATTGCTGTGAATTAAATGGTGTATCAAGTAACTACGATTTAGAGTTTGGAGATAGTGGTGCGATTGAACAGCAATTTAATTTATCTACAAATACTATTACTCAAGATATACTTAATAATGGTATTACTCTTAATAGTACAGTAGAAGTACAGAATGGAGAATGTGCAGTTAGTGGATGTTGGGGAGGACAAGGTGCAGCAGACACGTTTACAATTACTCTTAAAATTAAAGACTCTAGTGGAAATGTTCTTGCTACTACTACTAATGTTAGGACTAATGTTACTGGTATTAATGGGGCTAATTTTCAAGACACTTTAATATATACAGGACAAAATTCTAATCTTGGTAATATTAATATAGGAGCAACAGATGCCAATGCTCCAGCTAGTCTAGGTGGACCAAATATAGATAATATATCTGTTACTATGACTTACGATGATACAGTACTCTCTACTATTGTGCAAACAGAATTAACAGAAATACAAGAAGAATTAACTGAAGTAGTTAAGTTATTATTAGTAGAAACTTTTAAAGAAGAAGTTATTGAAATAAAAACAATGCCTAAAGAATTAGAAATTATGGCAGAAGAAATTACTACAGAAATTATAGAAGAAGTTAAAGAGTCTTTTCAACCTCCTCCTATGATGGCATCTATGCCAGAAGAAGAACCAGAACTTATTGAAGAAGCTACAGAAATTGTAGAAGAAATTATACAAGAAGAAAGCACAGAAACTATATCTAATGTAAAAGAAGAAACACAAGTTGAAAAAGAATCAGAAGTTAAAACAGAAGAAAAAGAATCTACTAGCAAGAATACTACAACATCCGTTGTTTCATCAAAGAAAAATATTAAACAAAAAAAAGTACAATCGAAAAAAACTATTAATGCAAAACTGGAGAAAGTTATGACAAAAATTGACAAAGAAATAAAAAATTCCTCAAAGAATTTACAACTTAAAAATCTTATTAAAATGGATGTTATGATTGGAGAACAGTTATCATTAGCTGTATATGAAAATGTAGAATTTTATAAACCTAAAGTTATATATTTAAATCAATTAAATATAGAAGATGATAGAAAAATTTATGCTGATGTTACACTAGCTAAATATACTGACAAAGATATTATAGGTATTAAACAAAAAGAATTACAATTACTAGATGATAAGAAACAAAAATTATTAATTGAATTAGAGGTATTAAAAAATGGATAAAATAAAAAATCAATTAGCAGGTGTAGCAGCTTTGCTAGGTGTTATTGCTGCAATAGGTGGTGGTTTTGTAAAGTATGGAGAAATTACAACTAAATTAGAAGCATTAGAATCAGCAGGTGGAACTGATTACTCTGCACAGATAGCTGTGTTAGAAGAAAAGGTAGAAGCTTTAAGTGTTAAACATGGACATATGAATATTGAAATTAATAAAAAAGAAATAGAATTACTTAAAGTGCAGATAGAAGAAATTAAAGTTAAATCATCTAACCCATTGGCAACTAATTAATGAAACTTAGTGGTCATTTTAGTTTAAGAGAATTAACAGCTTCTCAAACAGCATTACGTAAAGGTATTGATAATAAACCTACTCCAGAGCATGTAGAAAATTTAACAGAACTGGCAGTACAAGTTTTAGAACCAACACGTAGGCATTTTGGCAAACCAATTTCAATATCTAGCGGCTATCGTAGTGAAGAATTATGTGAAGCAATTGGCAGTAAAAAGACTTCGCAGCATGCACGTGGCGAGGCGGCAGACTTCGAATGTTTTGGAGTAGACAATAGAGAATTAGCAAAGTACATTAAAAATAACCTAGTGTTTGATCAGCTCATACTAGAATTTTATAATCCAGATGACCCTTCAAGTGGATGGGTGCATTGCTCATATAGTAAAGAAGAAAACAGAAAACAATCATTATTATATAACGGGAAGGATTATACAGAATGGCTTACTTAAATGCAAATATACCTGTAATAGAATGTTATGTTAGAGGTAACTACCTAAGAGATCAAAAAGATTCACATGATAAATACTTTGAATGCGTGGTATTTGGATTTACATCTTTACCTAAACAAACACCACTGTTTCATTTTATGATGACAGATGGTGGTCTATGGTGGCGAGCACCTATATCAGCATTTTGTAAAAAACCAGGAACAAAAGAATTACCCTTAGACGAGTTATGTTTATGGGATTCATTTAGTCACAACGTAAGTGTTACAACTTTCTATCAAATGGCAGGTTGTAAAATGAAATATATATCAAGACGTAAAGTAGATAGAGAAGGTATTTATTTATTTACAATTGATTGGTGTGCAGGAGACTATAACGAATTAAATTATGGTTATGCAGAAAAACCAGATCAACATAAGTGTGGTCATGTAATTGAACTAGATGATGGTAATTATGCAATACAACCCAACAATAGACTAAGGATCTTTGATCCATCAATGGCAGCAGATCCTTCAAAACCCCTTATAAATAGACTAGTAAATACTAACATATGGTCAGTAGAAACTACATCTAAATGGATTACAGATGAGCATGAAGAAGGTAGTTATGATTATAAATATACGGAGTTAAAAGATGGCAGTAAATAAGGCAGGAAATTATACTAAACCTGGAATGAGAAAAAGAATTTTTAATAGAATAAAAAATGCTGCTTCTCATGGTACAGGTGCAGGTAAATGGTCAGCTAGAAAAGCACAGGCATTAGCTAAAGCTTATAAAAAAGCAGGTGGTGGCTATACATCATGATAAATTTTATTAAAAAAGTTTTAGGTATAAATAATCTAGAGTATAAAATTAGATTGCTTGAAAGAAAAAATTATTGGAGAGAAAAATATGGCACTCGCAAAAAGTCAGCGTAGTTTAAAAGCATGGGGGAAACAAAAATGGAGAACAAAATCTGGTAAAAAATCTTCAGAGACTGGGGAAAGATATTTGCCAGAAAAAGCTATTAAGAGTTTGTCATCTGCAGAATATGCTGCAACAACAAAAGCAAAACGTGAAGGAAAGAAAAAAGGAAAACAGTTTGTAAAACAACCAAAGAACATTGCAAAGAAAGTAAAACAATATAGGAGTTATGTATAATGTACGGAATGAAAAAAACTAATATTAAAAAGAAACCTGCTAAAGGTAAAAAACAATACAAAGGATTTGCTAAATTACCTGAAACAGTTCAAAAAAAAATTAATAAAAAATTAGCAAAAAAAGTATAATGGCAAAAACACCAGCATGGCAACGTAAAGAAGGTAAGAATCCTAGTGGTGGATTAAATGCTAAAGGCAGAGCTAGCTATAAAAAAGGTACATTAAAAGCACCTAGTAAAAAAGTTGGTAATCCTAGACGTGCTAGTTTTTGTGCACGTATGAAAGGTATGAAAGCAAAACTTACTTCTGCTAAAACTGCTAGAGATCCACAGAGTAGAATAAATAAAGCATTAAGAGCATGGAATTGTTAAATGCCAGGACCATTAGCTTTAGCAGTACCATCTATAATAACTACTGTAGGTAGATATGCAGCACCATATTTAGTAAAGCAAGCAGTTAAAATTGGTAAAGACCAATTTGTAAATACATATGGATCTAAAGCATTTGAATCTATTAATAATCTAAATATACAAAGTAAAGATTTATTTAAAAAAGATTCAGAAGAAGAAACAAAAGATAGTTCTGGTTTATCTACTGAAACATCTGATGCTATAAGTAATGTGCAAAAAAAAGATTCTGAATTACCAGAACCAAAAAAAGAACCACCTAAAGGTCCTGATATTGGTACTGAGTTAGCTACTGAAGCAGCTGTTCAAACTACTAAAAAATTATTAGAAGATAAGAAACCAGATGTATCTAACCAAACCAAAGAACTAGTACCAGAGAAACCTGAGTTTGGTGAGCTAACAGAAACAGAAACACAAACAGCAAAGGCACTTAAAGAAGGTAAACCTGATTTTTATTCACGTGCTGTTGATGCTATTAAAAATGCTAAACAAAATAAATTTACTAAAGGTAAATGGAAAAGTATTGTACAAAGTAATTCTACTAAAGACGAAATGAAATACTTAGGTTTAGATAAATACTTACAAGGTAATGAATCTATAACTAAAGAAGAGTTATTAAAGTTTGTAGAAAAAAAAGATATAGCACCTAACATTACAGTTCGTTCTATTCCTAAAGATAAAATGAATACCATGTATGAAGGTTATAGTTTAGGTGGGTATACCGCAGTTGATACACAAGAAAATATAGTATTTCAAGTTGAACCAGAATTTTATGATGTAAAACAAGGTAAAGAACCTACAATAGATTCTTATGTATTTACTTCTGAGCATTTTGATCCAATGACTTATGGAAAGAATACCTTTGCACACGCAAGAACTCAAGTTGGATATGATCCAACGGTATTGGATAATAATAATGTTGAATATAAAGAAATAGAAAAAACATTTAAGAACACCCTAATAATAGACGAGATACAATCTGATTGGTTACAGAAGGGTCAAGACAAAGGATTTGTAAGTGACTTTGATATTGTTCCAGAAGATAAACTAATAGAATATTTAGAGAAAAATAATATATTCTATAAAATAAGTGATTTTAAAACTCGTGTAAGTGGTAGTGGAGAAAAAAAAATTGAGTACCAACAAAGTGGTCCAATTAAATCTGGAGATGCACCTAGATTAGACTATTTAAATGTGGGATATGATCAAAATTTTATCTTTAATAAATCTGATAAAACTCACTATCTAACTACGGGAGAGAATATTGATCCTGTAGAATATTTAATGAGAGAAGAAGATAAAGTACCAGATTTCCCCATAAAAGAATCTAAGAAATGGGTTGAGTTAGTATTAAATAAAATGATTGAGAAAGCTGTTCTTGATGGTAGAGATAGTATTGCTATTACTAACGGAGAGATACAAGCTAATCGTTATGATGCTATGAATAAAAAAGAAAAACAAGGACTTAAAAAATTTTATGATGAAATTGTATTTAAACAATTAGAAAAGATTTCAGATAAGTATAATGTTAAACTTGAAAGAATAGACATTAGTGAAGGAGAAGCACCTAAAGAATTACAAGATATTCATTTTGGTAATCAAATTAAAAAAGCACAAGAAGATGGGTATGTATTAAAAAAAGTAAACCTTCAATTTTTATTTGATAGAACTAAAGATACAGATATTCCAGGACATGCTGCTTTATATAGTGATGCAGGTGTAGGTCAGGGTGCTGATTATATAGACGATTATATAACTCAATTAGTAGACAGACCTTTTTCACCTGCTACAGGAACTGGTAGCGGACTTGATAGATGGAATGAAATAAGAAATGATGAGGTATATATTTGGATTAAAGAAAGAGATATATCAAGAGATTTAATAGGTTGGGAATTACCTATAGTACCAGTTAAAGATGCAATTAATTATGCAAAAGATTCTTTGTTACCAGAAATTCAAGGAGAAGATTTAGGGGCATATCAAAAATATGTACAAGATTCTAAACCACCTAAAGGTGAAGAGATAAATCCAGAACAACTTATCAAAATGAAACTACCTAAAAAATTACAGAAAGAAAGATTAAGCAAACCAATTAAACTTAGTAAAATTAAAAAACAAACAAATAAAATGATGGCATAATATTATGAGAGATACTAAACTTATTAATGCTTATGTAGTTAAACAAACTAAAGATAAAAAACAAAAAGAATTATTTAAAGTTTTAAAGAAAGAAGTAGAAACAGGTGCTAATGGTACTCAAAACTACATGATAAAAAAAGGTATTAATAAAAACACAATAGCTAAGAAATAAAAAAGGGGAAGCATTAACTTCCCCCAATAGGCAACATCAAGGGCTCCTTTAGGGAGCCTTTTTTATTGGTGGTATACCGAGCATAGGTCTACCATCAAATTTATTTTTACTAGCAAAAGAACCATTAACATGATTATAATGTAAAAATACTTGACCACAAGTATTACCTTGAAATTGCTCTCTCCAATGTTCTAATTCACATCCACTATACACAAGCATATCCCCTACATCTAATATAACCTCAGTACCTTTTGGTGCATTAGGTTTATGTATATTTTTATATTCATCAATAACATTATTACTACCTGTACCATCAATAAATATAGACCACTTATCTCCACCTAAATGTACAGTAGTTGATATCTCACAACTAGGTCTATCTTTATGTCGTTTTAATATGTCACCTTTTTTATATATTCTTGCATAAGAGTATGTTGGTAATAATTGTAATCCTGTTTTTTCTTGCATTACTGGTAGTACCTTCATCATTAAAGTTTCCATTACAGGATCTGCATAATGAGAATATGTATTTGGCACTTGTTGATCTGACCATGTACCAAACATACCATTATCAAATATAATATTATTTTGATACATCCATTTTGCTGCATCACGCTTAAGCATAAAATAATTATATATAAAATTAGCTAATTCGTATGGTACAGCATTTTTTATTACTTGATATTTTTTAATATTAAATGTCATACAAACATTCCTTTCTGTAAAAAATTAAATGATACTGATATTCTTATATCATTTGATTCATTTGGATCTACACAATGCATTAACCAAGATGGAAACATAATACATCTACCAGCAATAGGTTCATAATGTGTTTCTCTATAAAGTCTTGATGGTTTTTTTCCATCTTTTTGTTTAGGTCTACACATTGCAGCTGATGATCTTGGATCATCTATTTTTAAATTCCCAGAGTTTTTATTAGCTTTAACATAATACACACCAGACCATAAAGAATTAGGATGTTGATGTGCTCTATTCATACCACCTGGTGGATTTATATTAGCCCACATATTACCTAATACTGGTTCACTTTCATAATGTTCTTGTTGATACACTGTTCTTTGGCATTCATATAACATATCAACTAGTTTTTTAAATTGTGGTAATTCATTCATGTTAGTAGTTGAGTGCCAACCTTGTACATTAGTTCTAACAATACCTTTATCTTGTTTAGACCAAGCTATAATATCTCTTTCTAGTTCTTGATTAAGAGTAGGATGTTTTATGTCTGCAATATAGATGGGTGTTGGAAAATGTAATTCTCTAATCATTTAAATGGTGTGCCTCCAAACCACATAACTAAAGATTTTCTATTGCCTCGTATTACAGGTTTTACTCTGTGTCTTATAAATGATGCAAAGAATATAGCATGCCCTTGTTTTATCTTTGCAATTTTACCCTCAGTCATTAATTCTAAATCACCACCTTCAAACTCTGATTCTGGTGATAGTAAACAAGTCATAGATATTTTTCTAACAGGTGGCTCATGCTGACAGTTTACATCATTATCTACATGCCAATCATAAAACCCACCTTCTGGATATTCTGTATATTGTGCCATCTCTGTGATTGTCATACCATCAAAACCAAAATGATTACCATTAGTAGTCTTCATAATTTTTTCTATATCTTTATACATCTCATGCATTTTTTTAAATGGTATCCAACTAATATGTGAAGTTCTTGTTTTGATATCTAACTCTCCTCCTTTAATACCTTTTTTATTACCAACATAAGCATTTTGTTTTGGTTCTGCTCTTCCTGCATTAATAATCATCTGACATTTTTTAGGTGTAAAAATTGGTTTTGTAGTTTCAACAATGTAAGATTTCCAACGTGGCTCTGTTATCATATAGCCCCTCTATTTTTTATTGGGTCAAACTGAACATCACAGTTTGCAGCAAGTGTTCGTCTGGTCTCATTAGTTCCATTAAAAGGGTATACACAGTGTCTCATATCATAAGGAAATACATAAAAATCTCTAAGATCCATAGGTGGTTGATAATCTATTTTTGAAAATTGTCCATTAGATGCACCTAGTATTTGTAGTCTACCATTTTGCTGTACTTGTTTTGCTGAGTATTCTTTACCAAATGTAGATGGTAATTTTAAAATCATAACACTAGATAATCCAGTAAACAACATACCTCTATGTATGTGTGCAGGATTGTATTCATGCTGTTTCATTTCATTAACCCATATAGAATTTAAATGAGTGTCATAATCTTTAATTTTATTAAAAGCTAAATAATGTTTAAATATAGCCATAAAATAATCTGTTACATTTCTTGGTAAAAAATTATGGTTTTTCATCTTTGTTTGATCTTGACCATGATAAAATAATGAATGCTCATTCTCAATTTTACCTACTAATTGTTGATTAGCTGGTGCAAGATTACTATAATTTTGTTCGTAGATTTGATTAATAGCTGTAAAAATATCTAAAGGTACTTGATACTTTAAAACAGACTGACCTAGAAATACAAAATCAAACTTTAGGTTTTCCATGTTGTGTAAGTTTTTCCGCCTCTGTATAACTACTTTCTAATTCACCAGATTTTTTAATTCTTTGTAATGAATTTAATTGACCCATTACATTAAATATTTCAGCTTCACTAGAATTTGCATTTAAAGTTTTTGCTTTCTCATGATATTGTAATCCATAAGATTCTAACTGATGTTGATTAACATCTTTATCATTAAATGACCCATCATTAAATTCACCTTTTAATTTAGACCACATTTTAATTTCTCTCATTCTATGTTTAGCAACTTTTTCCATAGAAGCTTTACCAAATCTAGCTTCGTCTAAATCTATTTTGTATTTTGTTGCTTTATAATCATCTTGTTCTTTATCTACTTTACTTTCTAACCATTTAATCTTTGCTTCATTTCTTCTATAATCAAATGATAGTGCCATAAGATTATCTAAGTATGATGATTGTTCTCTTACACACTGCCAGTACTTTGAAGCTTTTGTTGGGTATCTGTTATCTTGTAACACAGAAAATCTTGCTTCTGTTTCTGTTCTAAACATTTGTTTCTTAGTCCATGTGTCACGTAATTCATCTACCATACCTTTAAAAGCAGATAAATCTTCTTGTTCTAATAAATTATTTAAATGTATTTCTTCTTTTTGTATAATATCTTTAACATCTTTTTTCATTCTATACCTTTTGTATTAATTGTTTAATATCATCTTCTAGTTTTTTACCTGCAGAGTTTGCATGATTTATAATAGCTGCACATAAATTAGCTTGATACTTAAACTCTTTAAGTGCTTCTCTTATTTTACCTACAGGTTTTCCACCATAGTCAATTACAATAGCATTGTCTTTATTTAATCCAATTTTTAATTCAAACAATAGCCCTGTATGTTTATTTAAATTACTTTTTTCCATTGGCTTCCTCTGCTTGTTTTTTCACAAAGTCTGCACCAATTTTAGGATCAAGCTGACTTAATCTTGCTAACGTATTCATAATTTTTACAACTTCTCCGTATGGTCTAGTCATTAAATATCTCATTATTTCTTGTAATTGTGTTGAATCTATAAGATATGTTCTTGATCCTACTTGTTCTTTTTGTTTAGTCATTATGTTCTCCAAAATGTTTATTTATTGTTTTTATATTTTCTTCTGCATTTGATACTACAGTTATTAGTTTATCTAGTTCTTCTGTAAATTGTGGGTGCTCACCAATAGCTACAGGATGATCTAAGTATACAATTATTTTAGCTGTAGCATCAGATATTTCTGCATTATATCTATCTATTAGTGCGTTAATAAATATCTGCCTCATTCTTGCCCCCTAAATTGATAATACTTATCTTCAATAAGATCTGCATCATCTAGATAAGGATTAAGTTTAGCAGCTGCAGATTCTCTAGCATCTCTGATAGTTTGATTTAAAGTTCTACCTTGTTGCAAACAACCTGCTACAAAATCTTCTACTTCTATTATTGCTTGTTTAACTTGTCCCATGTTTGACCTCCTTTACTAGTCTATTTAAATACCATTGTGCTTTTTCTAAATCTTGTAATGGCTCACCTTTAAATTTATATCTTGAAACATATTTCAAAACATTACCTTTGAGATACCCATGATACTCATCATTCTCCATACAATCACGAATAACATCTATAGTTTCTTTTTTACCATGCATATAGTGCGAAGGTGAATTTACACTATCAAACCTTACTTCATTCTCATAGGTAATATCAGTGCTATGTGCTATTTTTTTTATATATTCACGTTTATCTTTTACCATACTTTCTCCTTACTGTATTATACTCAATCATCTCAAGATCATACTCCCCTTTGTCTACATTACGTTTAACTACAAGTCCACTCCACCACATTTGCTGTGTAGCTTTAGCATAGTTTTCTTTGTGATGCAAATAACATCCTGCAGATAATCCCATAAGTTTTCTACCAGATGGTAAAGCACACATAGCATAATCAAATGTATGTATATGACCTACAGTAGAAGATACTTTATTTTTTAATAAGAGAGAACGAGCAACATTGTCACCGCTAATAGGCTTCCCCATGACACCAGTAGGATAGTTATGGCAATAGTACACACCATCAACCACAACGGGTTCTTGATATGGATAAACTTCCCAACCAAAACTTTCAAATTTAAAATCATCTGTACTAATTGTGCCTTCAAGTTCTGGTATGTCATCTGTTGTTCTATCTATCCTATCTTCGTGATTACCAAGTAACATGATTTTTCTTGGTCGTCTTCCTTTAAGACCTTTGTTAAATTTTCTCAATGCATCATGAGCATGATCTATATCTTTTTTATATCTTCTACCTTCGAATGATTTTTTACCTTTATCATAACTAGATAGTGAATCCATACTTGCAAAGTCACCCATGCATATTATGGTATTTGGTTTCAGATCATGTGCAAATTTACCTGCCCATAAAAATCTGTCATTGTTTGCCTTTGGAGTACAATGAGGGTCTCCTATTACTAAGTGCGTTGCCATTAGTTTAACTCCTTATCACGTTTATTTTTTAAGTATTCAATAAAATCAATAACATTATCCTCGCTATCAAATTCTGCTACAGAATTAATTGCTAGGTCTTTTGTGTTACTTTTTTTATCATCTGCAAACCCACGTAATCCATACATAAATGTAGTTTGGGGGTCTGAAGTTGCCATTTTAATCATACCTCTTGCAATTGTAGAACATAACTCATACTGTTCTGTATTCATTGAAGCTTTACTATCCATTACGATACCACAAGTAAAACCTTTATCCCAAGGTGTAACTAAAACTTTTATTGAATTTGTTATATCAAACTTTTTTTTTCTTGCCATTATTTATACCAATATCTTTTATAATTTTCATGATTGTATTCTACTATTTTAGATTCAAATCCTCTTTTCATACTTTTTTTACCAAATTCTTCTGCCTCATTTTCTTTATCAAATAAAACATTACTAAACATTTTAAATTCTTTATCTTTTTTATTTTTATATACTACAAAATATAACATCATTAATACAAGGGTGGAAAATAGACCCCTCAAAACTACTTCCCACCCAATTAAAGTTACAATCTCTATTCAAAAGTTTCCTCTTTCTTAGGATTGTTTACTTCAGTGTACCAAACCCATTTAGGGTTTTTACCTTGCGATTGTTGTTGTGGTAACAATTGCAATTTACTTCCCCAACAAGGAAGTTTGTATGGGCAAAATGAACAAGCCATACCCAAAATTTTATTACCTGTTTTTTTAGTACGAAATGTTTCTTCAATATCTTTAAAGCATCTTTCAAATGGTGTTTTATCTTCAATAGCTTGTATGTTTTTTTCTGCTGTTGCTAATGCTTTAACTCTATATTGCTCATCATCTAAAGGAGTTTCACATACTGTCCACTCTCCTGTAGATTTATTAATTACAATCCATCCACCGAAAGGCATCTTTTCACTTTCACCATAAAGATATCCTTGAGGTACATATCCAAACGCATCGTCTTTTGCAACCTCTTCAAACCCACTTCCAAACTTTCTATCGAATGAATATGGTGATGCACTTTTAATATCCCACACTTTTTCATCAATCTTAACATCAAGCCTGCCTTCAATTTCTGATTCTTTAAACTTAAGTTTAACTTTTTTCTGCTCATCTTTTACTTCTACTCCTGCTGACTTCATTACAAATATAGCCAATGCTTCAACAAGATCACCAAAAGTATTTCTCATTTTAACATTGTATGGCTGACCTTCACCTTTTACATTCTTTGCTTCCATTTGTAATTGGCACAATGGTCTACCTACACTTGACATTCTTGGTTTAAATCCTTCTCGTCTTTGTTCAGAGAATTGTTTGCGTAAGGCACTTTTACATGCCTCACCAAACTCTTCTACTAGTGTATCTGATATTTCAATAGATTCTTTATTTACTTTATCAAGATACGTTTGAACTTTTAGAAGTATATCGTTCATTATGATGCCAGTACATCTACAGGATCTTCAACTTGATCCACAACTTTTTTCATATCTTTATCAGATGAATCATAGTTGCTTTTCTTTGCAGCTTTATATAGATCTATCACTTCTGTATTTTCTTTAGTGATAACTTCTTGAAATACTCCAAGAGTTTCCATATCTTCTTTTGACATTTCTAAACCAGCATCAGCATTAACAGCAATCTCTGGTGTGTAATAAACATTACCACCTTTTTTCTGTCTTTTAGTATCTACTGATAGTGTAGTAGTAAACATAAGTTTTTTACGTTTATTTATCTGGTCTAACGCAGATCCAACTGGAGCAAATGCTGTACCTGTAACTCTCCATAGAGTAGGTAAATTAGAAACAGTATGCTCTTCACCATTTGCTTTTACTCCTTTAAAAGATAACAGACCATACAATAATCTATAACATCTTATTGTTCTTTGTTCTGCTAGTTGTTCTGGTGTTAAAGATTCTCTGTCTTTAAATGGAACCTTACCACACTTTGTACCACCAAGTATATCTACAGCTTCTTCTTTCCAATTTTTGAAAATTATAGATCTGTTTACATACTCAGATTTATCTGGATCATAGTGCATATATTGCATTGCACTTATGAATGGTCTAAATGTTACAGGTTTACCATAAACATTTTGACCTACACTAGAATCAAATGTAAATAAATTACCAACAGGTAATTGATTACCATCATCGTCTTCTGGTGATCTATTGATGCCAAGTCTAGGAATATTTATTCCTTTACTTGAACCATCATCTTGTCCAATGGCTTCCATAATTTGCTCATTAGACATGTCTTTTATATTTGCTATATTATTATCCATAATAGCCTCCTTAATTGTTAATTTTCTTATACCACATTTTTACTAATTTGTCAAGTGTTATTTTAAAATATTTCATCAATAAAATAACCAACAATCATCCATAAAAATAAACCACCAATAAGAATTTCTAACATATTTTAGTTTCTCCTTTAACTACCTCATATGGTAGTCCTTCCATACGAGCAAACCACATAAGATAACTTTGTAGTTCTTCATCTTCATTAATATAAAGTTTAGAAGGTTCTCCTTCAAACTCTTGCTTTAATAACTGGAGCATGTCATAAGCTTCTTCTTGCTCATCACTGCCCCAGTCATCTACTTCTTTATCTAGTATTGATACTACCATAATTCTCCTTAAAATGGAATCTCATCATCATCTACTTTTTTATCTAATGATGGTATTTCAATTGTTTGTACTGAGTAAGTAGTTGTCTTTTCACCTTTTGCTTTAGCTATGTCACCGAGTTTGTCTGCTATGTCTCTAGCATCTGAATAGCTATCCATACTTAACTCAATTGTTATTAGTGGATCAATGTTATTGAACCTTACTATTTTTAGTATTAGATTAGTTTGTGTCATTTGACCTCCTTCATATTTAACCAATCATACCCCATTTTAATCTCTGTGTCAAGGGGTATATTAAAGTTTATTCCATAATACTCTTTTAGTGCAGGTATTACAGATGCTGTACCCTCATCAAATATTCTACTCATTACAGCTTCTTCTTGAGGATAAACATCAGCCACAATAGAATCGTGAACTGTGTTAATAAGTAAACTCTTTACCTTTTCTTTTTTCATTATCTCATATATTTTTATACAAGCTAAAGGTACAATGTCAGCAGTAGCTAAACCTTGTACAGGATAATTTTTTATTTGTGTACCATAACTAGATCCACCCCAAGGCATACGTTCTGCATATGGAAATGAATACTCTCTACCCGTAGGTAGTTTAATTCTTTTATAAGTTATAGCTTGAGTTTGTAATTCATCATGCCATTTAGTTATGTCTTTATATTTTTCTGCAAATGTTTTATAATATTTTTTTTCAGCATCTGTACCTGTTGTACCACCATACAAAGGTTTAAATGTATGTGCCTTTGCGTCTTGCCTCGACACACCAATTACATCAGCAGTAAATCTATGTACATCTATTTTATTTTTTATATCTTCCATACCTTGTTTATCTTGTGCAAGAAATACAGCAGTTCTAAATTCTAATTGTGCAAAGTCTACTTCTATAATCTGACCACCTTCAAATCTAGATTGTATAACTTTACGTATTGGAAATGTACCACCTCTAGGTTGGTTTTGAAAGTTAGGATCACGACTAGATAATCTACCTGTAGCTGTGACTGCTTGCATAAACTTAGGATGTAGTAATCCATTATCATTTGTAAAATTTTGTAATCCCTCTACAAAAGTATTTAAGTATGTAGAGATAGCATTGTGTCTAAGTATAGCATCAATAAATTCTCTGAACTCTCCTTCAGCTTCTCCTGCAATTTTATTTAATGTTAGTCTATCTGTTTTAAATCCAGAGTCTGATACATCATATACACTTCTAGGTCTTTGATTAAACCCTGCAAGTTTAGCCATCTTAGCATATGTAAATCCTTCACCATGACACTCATCACACTTACTATATTTTTTATATGGTGTTCCATCTACTTTAACTTTTCTTATTACGCCTTTACCATTACAATGTAAACATTGGCTAGCAATAGTTTTATGTATAGGCTCAGAGTTATTAGCTACTAGTGTTCTAAATTGTGAGAAAGAAAACTTAGGTCTTTTCTTATTCTTCTTTGTAAATTTATCTATACCTGTATTAAATATCTTAGCCCACTCATGTTTATCTTTAGGTTTTTTAGAATAGATTAACCATGATAATTGTTCTGGACTACCTAAATTAATCTTGGTATCTCCCATCTTATCATACACAATCTTATCTATCTTTTGTTTTAGATATGCAAACTCTGCTCTATATTCTTTTTCTACTTGTTTAAGATCATTTAAGTTTACATTGATACCATTACGTTCCATGTCAGTAAGCACAATTAAAAACTCATTCATAACTTTAATTGTCTTTAACAAACCTTTATCTTTATCTGTTCGTAAGTCTTCCATTTGAGAATCAAATAATTTTCTAGTAATAGCTACATCTATTTTACCATATTCTTCTACAATATTTGCAGGAATATTTTCAAATGATACACCTCTGTCCATATATTCTTTTACTGCATCATCTTTAGCACCTAGCTTTCTTCTTTGACAACACATTTGTAGTGTTAAACTTTTTCTTATACCTCTATTTAAAACATACTCTGCTATCATTGTATCATATACATTGCCTTCGTATTTAAATCCTGCTTCAAGTAACCAACTTAAATCAAACTTAATGTTATGACCTACAAGTATTTTAGTTTCATCTAAAATTTTTTGTATCTTATGGTAACATCCTTCATCAATTCTTTCACTATGATTAGTAAAATAATACTCATCATTGATACCCACACTAACTAATATGTTCTGTGGATTAAATGGTGATGGATCAAATCCACCTGTCTGTGTTTTTTGATATGATGTTTCTACATCTATTGTTGTTATCATATTACCTTTCTAGTCTGTGTATCGACTTATATATTTATCTAGTATACACGATGGATCTCCATGCCACCCTGTTATTTTATTTTTACTTATGTTTAATACTCTGGTATTGTTAGTAGGATCATTAGATGTTCGATTACCAATACCAATAATTAAATCTGCTTCGGCTGCTTTACCTGTCTTAGAATTTTCCATCATATCAAATGATATATGGTCTCTGTTGTGTGCGTCTGCTGATGCTTGTGATATAGCAATGACTACACATTCTCTTCTCTTTGCTATCTCTCTTGCACTTGTATAGATTGCTCTTAACTTTTCATCTGTTCTAGCATATGTGCCACCAATATTTATTTTATCTAGTTGGTCTATTACAATTATATCTGGCTTATGCTTTTCACAATGACTGTCTATATCTTCAATAGTCCAATCAACAGTATCAATCATTTTAATATTATCTTTTATCTTATTCCAATCTTCATGTGCCTTGTCAATGTCATCTACAATCTGTTCTTTGTTTAATCCTGTAAAACAACTAATGGCTCTCATCTGTGTACGAACTGCAGGTTCCTCATTGATAAATGCATGTACCTTTGCACCTTGTTCAGCAAATCCATATGGTGCTGCTACAAGACTAACCCAGAATGCTGTCTTACCTGTCTCTGGTCTAGCAAATGCTATCATTAAATTTCCTGGACCAATTCCACCTATATTATTTTTTAATACAGATAAATTAAATTGCCACTTACTTACAACATTTAACTCATCAAGTAGTTTAGTAATATCATTTGTTACTGCATCTAATTTTTCTGCAGGTAATCCTGTCTTATGTTTCTCAATTATACTTGTAATAAAATTAAAGTCTGCAGGTTTGCCATTAAATATTTCAGTAGCTTCTATTGCTATCTTCTGTGCAACATCTCTTTCAACTAATATTTTTATAATGTCATCTGCTATTTCTTTTGATGGCTCTTGTGTTTCTTTTATGTCTTCAAGTAATTCACTAAACTGTTCTTTTGCTGCTCGTGTAAGTGCAGGATTAAATACAGTAGTATGTAAAGAATATAACTCATCAATACTTATATCAGCATCATACTTATCATGTGCTTTTTGTATTGTGTCATACAAAGAACCAAAGCTACCTTGAAATACATTACGAGATACTTGACCTTTATATTCTGCATAGAATTTTTTATCTAGCATTAATTTTATTATTTGTTTTTCAATCATTTTTTAATTCTTTCAAAAGTATTTGATCTATTGTCTCTGCTATTGATTGATCTCTCTGTGTCCAATTATTTTTATTAGATTCCCAGACATCCCATTTCCATTCATTCCATTTTTTTAATATGTCTTTTTTCATTTGTTCAGTCATTAAACATCTCCTCTATTTCTTTTGTTCCATAATATTTTAAATCATCTTCCAATGTTTTAACATGAACATTCTTAATACCATAAGATTTAAGTTCATTAGCAATAGCAAATGATTTAGTTGTTGCATCTCGGTCTAATCCTATATACAATTTTTTGTATTGTGTCAAGTATTTTTTATGAGATTCTTTTAGTGATGTACCCATTAAAGCTATACCTGTTAGTACATTAGATACTGCACATGCAGATGCACAGTCCTCTACAAGTATAGCCTCTTGGTGTTCTGTCAATCCACAAGTAAATGGTACATCTTTGTTGCCATACATATACCATTTTGGATAGACTTTAGAATTTAATCCTCTACCTACTGCACCTACAATCTCATCTGTGTTTGGATCTTTAACCATAAACACTACACGATTTTGTTTTACATCAAATTTAACTGCTGCTCTACCCCAACTCCATGCTTCCCAACAATTATTTTTATGTAAGTACTTCATAGATTTTTCATCTGAATATACAGATACAAAACTATCTGGTATTTCAAATGTTGAATTTTGTATTTCTTCTTTCTGTTTAAATGTATCATTTACATAGTTCATATTTTTTTCTCCTTGATATTTACCTTTAGCTTTACACGATGCATGAAAACAATACCAACTTAAATTGTTAGCTGATGTGTCTACTGACAGAGTATTTTTACCAGAACAAAAAGGACAATCTAATCTAACAGATGTATCTGGTGGAATGAATAGTCCTTCTATTACTGCTAGTTGTTGTTTATAATTCAGTAGATATTTCCTCGTAAGTTATTGTATACATATCTTTTCTAAAGAAGTCATCAACTTCTATTTTCATTAGCCCTTCGTTTAAGTATTCAGCAACAGCATTCTCAATCATTTCTATTGTTGGTTCGTATGGAAATGGTATTAGTGCTTTTGCGTCTATTCCTAGTCCGAAGATTCTTACTTTGTATTTTTTCATCATGATTCTCCTTATCATAGTTTTCTTTATTTGTCAAGCGATTTTCTTTTTTTAATTTTGCGTAGTAGCTTGGGTGTCTAAACATTGTACAAATCAACAACAGACATATCTGTTAAGTCAACAGTATATTCTTTTTCATTTATCTTAAATTGTATTTGATGGCAGTAGCTATCCATGTACGGCATAGACTCATCTACTGTGCCACCTATATTTTTTATAGACTCTTCTAATTTTAATGCTATATCTTTTGTAATCATTTACTTCCCCCATTAGTTATTACATATCTTAATACACTTGTTGCTGGATTATAATCTGTTGTCTTACAAGATGTAAGGCACAAAAAAAATATTATTAATATTATTTTCATTAATGCTCCTTATAGCTTACTTGTTTAACTGAACGACTCCA